TCTGCTCTAACTATTACGCCAACTCCTGGAACCATCTCATTTGCTTGAAGTTCAAAATCTGTTAGACCAGCATCAACTATAGCAAGGGGGTAGGTAGATTTTGAGGTAGTGAGACTTGCTTTACCATCAAGGATATTCCATGTACCTCTAGGAGCAGTCCATGCTTGTCCTGTAGGAGAAGTTCCTAATGTTGTAGCGTTGGTTCTTTCAAAAAAATCTTTAAACTCCGACACAAAAAACTTACGCCAAGTACCATCAACGTTTACGTAACCTTCTTTAGCCTTTATCCAAGCACCACCGCTTTTAAAAAAGACTGAACCTGAAGAGACGTAATTGTTGGCGACTTTAATCTGAATAGGCATAGTACCTAGACCTACACAGTGTACTTAAGCCAAATATCTCCGTTATTTCCGCCAGTTGGGTCAGAAGTAGACACGGTGATATTACGAAGGCGGGAAGTTAATGCTTGGTCACCAGTGAGTGTTCCTCCAGTAATTTGGATAGTTGTGTCCACAGATAAAACTGAAGGGTTTGAATCAGAGTCTACCCAAATAGTTCCTTGAGGTAACCCCAACGCTACGCCATCTGGTTGAGTCTGCTGATGAAGAACAGGTTTGATTTCCTGGCTGTTGATGAAAAGTTTTCCATCTTTATCAATCTTAGTTAAAGTTGTTCCTGCTGAGTTTTCAAATCTTAGTAAGTCTGCTGTTTGGCTAGAAAATCCCTTTAGTTTAAGAGGAATAATTGCTGCACCGTTTGCCTGAATAGTGTCGCCACCAGTATTGTGTGTGTATTGAGTGTGAGAGTCATTGACTACGCCGTATTCAAGATTTGCAATACGGGCTTTTAAAGTTGCCCAAGATGTTGTGGTTTTATCAAGAGTGCCTACCCAACCAGCACTTATTTGTGGGTCGGTTCCAATAGTTGCTTGTAGAGCACGAACTTCATCTTGTAGAGCATTAACGTGGTCTGCTAATACGAGGTCGGTAAAGTCAACCTTGGTAGTAAAGCCTTTGACACCTGCGGGATACGAAGCGGGCATAATTATTCTCCTAAACGACTAAGGTCAATTTTGACGCTAAACAAGGGGTTTGACTCCCTAAACAACCTATGAATGACTGTGACTGGTACTTGCTTTTCCAGTCATTTGAGTCTCAAGGGTTGCAACTTTGCCTTCTAATACAACAATGCGTGATTGATGGTCTTTTAAAGCAGTAGCCATGGCTAGTAAAGTGGCAACTAAGTCAATTTCTGTAGTCCCGTTTGCTGTGCGTTCTGTTTTAAAATAAGGTGTTAATCCCGTTAAAGAAACTGAGTCGGATAAGACTTTTACGTTTACCCTTTTGCCGTTTTTTGGTTTTCCAAAATTACCACTCCAAATTGGGTAGCCTGGGTCTCCGCCTTCAAAAGCAACCCACACACCTTCACCTACATCAGGAACTTGTGTTTTAAGGCTTGAGGTTTCTAAGGGCCATGCCCAATTTAATTCTGCATCGCCAAATAATTGAGGAACCTTACACTTTATTCTTCTGTGACCGTCAGTGTCCTTAATGTTTGTAACAACACCTCGGTAAGTTCCTGTGTACTCATTATTCACTATAAGACCTCAAGCACCACATCTGGTTCTGCAAAAGTAAATATCTCATTTGCTAGAGCAGTAATAGATGCTAAACTTGGGGTTCCACCTGTCTTAAAAAGAAAACGGCATTTAGCAATTTTTACGCCTTCCACAGTTTGAAGAACAGACTCAACATTTTGAACCGTTAGTTCCTGACCAAAATCAACAAAGTTGTAGGAGTAGTTCTCGACAATCGCTGCTTTTATTGCTTTTTCAACAACAGTTTGACTAAATTCTGGCTCTCGTGTGTATTGAAGGTTCATCGTTACTGGGACATAAACAGGTTTAAAAACACTTAGTGTTGTTCCAACAAGCATTTTATTTGATAAAAAGTTTTCTACATCTGTTTTTAATAAGTTCCATTCAAGAGTTGCAGTTGCTACGCTATTGATTACCTCAACACCAGGAGTAGCATCAAAATCTGAGAATGAACGGTAGGGAGCAACATAAAGAGTTACTGCAGTAGCGGATGTTCCTACTGCTTTTGCTTTTCCACAGTTTTCTACTGCTAATGCTAAGTTTTCAAAGTCGTCCAAAGTTACCGCTCTATTTTGAGTACGAAGAAACAAAGGAGCAGCAACACGGATGGATTCGTTAGATTCTGGTTCATTTCCCCCAACAGCACCTTTAACATTATTTACATCTAGCACACCATTTAAAGCAGATACCTGTGTTTGTGAAAGACCAGGAACACGAGCAATATTAGTTAGTGTTCCGCTTGGAACATTCCCTGACATCCCTCCACCAATAACATACTTTGCTCTAATTGCGGATTGATAAGTAGGAATTGCTCCTGATACACCGTCTCCAAACAAAACAAAAACCTCATTGTCCTCAGTTAAACGAGTTGTATAAACAGCGTCGTTGGCACTAAAGTCAATTAAGTGGCTTACTCTTTCCCATTTTTTCCAAGCAGTTCCTCCTTGCACGTATATTTCTATGCTGTCGGAAACAACTGGAAAATCTTGAATAAGAAATGTTTGAGAAGGTTCCGCATCAGAAGTCCCTAGTAAAGCACCATAAACATTTGCTGTTTCAATTGTGTTTAACTCCCCTTGATACGCAAGAACTACCGCTTCACCTCGTGCTTGATTAGCAAACGGAGGAACAATAACGCTAGTTGTTGTTGTAAAAGTTACTGTTTCTACAGTGTCATTAGCAATTACTTCACCAGATACTCTAGTTTCTGTTGGAACCGTAACAGCAGAACCAGAGTTATTGTAAAAAGTTACGTCTACTGATGCGTTTTTATAACCAGAAGGAATATACCCGTAAGTTTCAGCAATTGCTAAAATGCTCTCACGTTGAGTTGCGGTTGATAAAAAAGACTCATTTGCAATACGGTCAATGTAGTAGTTAGCAACGTCCCCAAGATACGCAAAGGCTTCTGCTAAAACTACGCCAAAGTCACTGTTGTCTGCCCCATTCCATTCAGGAATTCTTTCTTTAATTCTCGCAATTAATTCTTCACGAAGGGCTTCATAGTCTCTACTTGTGTAGTCAATTGTTACTGGGACTTCGTTAATTGCCATTAGATGTTCTCCTGATACTGAGGTTGTTTGTTGCCAATACTGACAAGAGCAATTACAGTAGTTTCTTCTTTATCGTTTGGTAATGAGTAAGTAAGTATAACTTTAAGAGACCCGTTTGCATCGTCGTTCTCAAAAGAAGTTTCTAAAAGCGTTACCAAAGGAAGAAACTCTATAAAAGCCTGTCGAATTTCTGCTTCCATATCCCCCTGGATACCACTCAAGCCATTTAGCCATTGATTGGCAATCTTTGTTCCAAAAGAAGGACGCGCCACTCTTTCACCAACCATAGTTCCAATTACAGAAGTGATTCTGTCAGCCCAAATTTTACTAGGGTCTTTTGTTTTGGCAACATCACCATAACTATCTAAGCGAAAAGGAAAACTAATTGCGTATTCATAAGCCATGATTAAGCCCACTTTCCAGTTGATGTTTTGGCTTTACCATTAAAGAACTCAGTTGTTGGTCCTCTATAGGTTGGAGAATTTTTTGTTGCGGATTGGTTTTTTAGCGTAGCAGGTATATTGACACTTGGGTAGTTTGACTGTTTATTAGTAGAAGGCTTTTGTCGTAAATTTTGGCTTTTTCCGTCACTAAGCAAAACACCATTACATTGATACACACCGTTTACATTTAGGTAATGGGTAACTTTATGTACTAACCAATAACCATCTGCGTCCTCTAAAACTCCTTCTACTTCTACTAAAGAATTAGGCATGATTCTTGGGTCCCCTTGGCTTTGAAACTTTGCTGGGATATTAAAACGTGCTTTAGCAGCCTTTGCTTTTGCAACAGATTGAGAAACTTCTTTTGTATTAGCAACGACATTTGTTAACTCTTGGTTGAAAAGAGGTTCTGACCTAGTTTTTCTAACCTGCTGTTTATTCTTTGGGGATTCGGTGCTTGTAAAAGAGACGGCTTTAATTGGGTCAACACCCCTAGTAATTTTAAAAGAGTTGTTATGAAAATCAGGGTTTTCTAAGTAATCACCGTACAATGGAGTTATTCGGTCAAGCGTCTGTTCTTCTAAACTAGAGAAGGGTGGCATAAAATTCTGCTCTTGAAACAAAATAGGCATCCCACCAATTGACTCTGAGACTACTTCATCAATAGTCCTAAAAAGGATTGTTTTTCCTCTTACAGCAATTGTGTACCCACTCATATCTGCCAGTCTCTGTAAGAACTCCCAGTCACTCTCTCCTTGTTGTGTAATTTGAGAGTAGCGAGCAGGGTGACCGCTAACAACAGCCTTCAATCCGTTTCTTTTTACAATCACTTGTACTACGTCAGCCACCGTTTTATTTATCCACACACCAGATTTAGAGTCTTTCATTTTAAAGGTTAACCCTAAGAAAGTAATTTCACTCTCTTTACTTGCTTGAATAGCGTGAGTTCTTTGTATACCGTAAACACCGCCAAAAAATGTTCCTTTTATTCCGTTTGAAGTTCGCCAATTTACTATTACTGGAGACTCTGTTTTTAAGCCTTTTAGCATCAATAACCCAAAGTCAGAGAACTTTAAAGTCAAAATGTCATGGGTGTTGACTTCTTGTGTTAAGGTCATTTCATTTGCAGGCATGGAAAAAGTAGGGTAGTCAGGGAACTGTACGGAAAAAGAGTTATGTTCACGTGATGAGTATTTTTGATTATAGGACATGGACTGGAATCCTTAGTTGCTGTCCTGGAACTAACTCAAATGGGTTGTGAATGTCGTCATTGTAGTCCATTATCACCCACCAAAGATTTGGGTCACCTAAAAACTTACTAGCAATAACATCAATTCTATCCCCCTCAACCCAAGAGTAATAAAAAACTCCAGACACATTGTTAGGAAATACTCGGTAAACCCCTACTTCAAAACTACTTTTAACAGGGTGGTATCCCTTTAATAAAAGACCGTCAGCGTATCGACTTGAAAGTGGAATCATGATAGCCCCTTACTTTGCATCAATCGTAGTTGTATCATGGAATCTATGTGCTGAAATACTTACAATAGACAAAGTTGGAACCATGTTTTCAGTAAAAAGAATGTGTTTAATACTTATGTTTATAATGCGTGCCAAGTAACGTAGTTTTCTACCTAAGTGCATTTCAATTGCCATACCATTTAACCAACCAACATCTGCTGTTTTTGCAAGGCGCAGGGGGCTTGTATACCCACCCATCTCACCATTTACTGCTTTAAATAAAAACTCTAAATCATACATGGTGCCAAAGTCTTTAATAAGTTCACGGTCTGCCTTTTTTACCACTTCAGGGTAATAGTTTTTTGAATCAGCATCTTCAATAAGAGGCGCAGTTCGTGTAGTGTTTGCTAGAACGTTCATGTCTTCAATTCTATTTAAGTATAGTGTAAAACTAATTGTGCTGCTTTGAGTTGGGGCAGTTATCATGTTTGCTTGGTCTTTTCCAGACATCATTAACTCTGGGGAAATGCCTTGTAATGTTCCAATAGTTTGGTTTAGTTCTTGCGGGTTGTAGTGAAATCTAAAGCCATGAGGAACTTTAAAACCACCTGTTATGGCTTTTTCTTTTGGTGACTGACGTGACAGTGCAGCCTCCATTGCTTTTTTATTAGGGACAATAAAGCCCCTGTTAGTGTCTCCGTCACCAAAAGTACTTAGAGTCTCAACCATTTTTGCAGCCAACATTGGTTCTACCGCTTGTGATAATAAGGCTCTGTCAACAACAGAATTGTTTCTAAAATATGCGCTCTTTACCATTGGAGCATTAAAACGAATACTTTTCGCAGCAGGTGGTGGTGGTGCTGGTTGAGTAGGTTTAACAGGAGTAGAATTTCCTTTGTTA